AAGGGGACCCAAACGTAAGTTTGATTTACAGATTGTGCGATTCCCCCAATCCCACGCGCATGGGCAGGCGTAGATGCCGCGGGCAAAAAAGACCATAGACGAACACAAGGCCAACGGCACTTACCGCCCCAGCCGGCACGGCAAGCCGCCCGCTGCACCGGCAGTTTCTGCCCTGGATGTATCACCGCCTGCATCCGTTCCGGCTGGTTTGCATGCTGAATGGCTGGCAATTGTCGACGATCTTAAAACTGCTGGCACGGTGACACGGACAGACTTGTGTCTGCTTGAACGTGCCTTCACGCAGCTGGGCAACGCGATAAAGCTGCAGGCAGTGTTTGACCAGTCGCTTACAGACCCAGAAGCCAGCCCCAGCGATGTGACAAAGTACCAGGGCGCAACCGCAAGCGCCACCAGCAGCTTCCAGCGTCTGGTAACCGAAATCCGCCGGGCAGTTAAAGCCAACTCAAGACCGCAAGAAAAAGACGAATTCGCCGAATGGGTGAGCTGAAACGCTACTACCAGTATGTGGAGAATGTACGGCATTCCAAAGTGCTGGCGTGCGATGCACTCAAGAAAGCCGTGGCCAGGTTCAAGACTGATCTGGCAGCCAGCCGCAAGCGCGGGGCCCGCTGGGTATTTGATGAGGCCCAGGCGGACAGCATCATACGCTTTACCGAAAAGCTGGTACAGTTCGAAGATCCTTTTGCCGGGCAGCCGATCCACCTGGAGCCGTGGGAATGCTTCTTTCTTGGCCAGCTGTACGGCTGGAGGGACAAAAAGACAGGACTGCGGCGATTCAAAAAGGCCATGCTGTTCATGGGGCGCAAGCAGGGCAAGACAATCCTGGCATCCGTTATCGCATTGTTCGAAATAATCACCCGGCATGGAGTGGAAGCCTATTCGCTGGCAACCGTGCAGCTGATCGCCAACAAGAGCTTCGAGAACATCAGCCGGTTCATCCAGCGGAACCCGCGGCTAAGCGAGCTTCTGGACATCCACAAAAGCCCCAAGTCAGTCATAAACGAAGCCCGCGGTAGTCGGTTCATTCCGCTGTCCAGTGATGGCGACCTTGACGGCCTCAACCCTCTGGTGGCGATCATCGATGAGCTTGCCGCACAGAAGAACGGAGAAGCCTACAACAAGCTGACCAGCGGCATGGGAGCCAGGCCGGAACGCCTGACTGTCATCATATCGACCGCCGCCGCATCACTGACCAACCCGCTGATAGACGAATACAGCTATGCCAAGAAAATCCTGGACGGGTCCCTGTCCGATGACAGCTACCTGGTATCCATCTACGAATATGACAAAACCGATAAATGGGACGACCTGGACAAGCTGCAAAAATCCTGCCCTAACCTCGGCGTAACTGTTCCTGTCGAGTATTTCAAAGACGAAGTCAAGCGAGCTCACGCCATACCTCTGATCGCTCTGGAATACAAAGTCAAATACTGCAACCTGTGGCAGGCTGCAGTCGATACGTGGATCCCGGATCGGACATGGCAAGTTTGTGCCAAGCTGGCCAAAACCGCACAGATCACCAGCGAAGAGCTTCGGACGGCTCCATGTGTAGCTGCCTTGGACTTTTCGACAATCTGGGACTGGACCGCCAATACCAAATACTATTACATCGAGCGCCTGGGTAAATACTTTGCCAGGCATAGGTACTACATCCCAGAGGCTCAGGTGGAAACAAAAATGCATCTGGAGAATCCTAGTATCAGGGCATGGATAGAAGCCGGCCGCCTGGTAGCCACCCCGGGCGAAACCATCGACTATAGCTTTGTGTACAAAGACCTCGATGCAGACTTGGCAGACAGCGATATCCTGGCGGTCACCTATGACCCGGCCAAGGCCAAAGAGTTTGAAATGGAGTACAGCACCAAGGCCACCATCATCCCGTTTCTGCAGCGCTCGGCCAACCTGAGCCCTGCAGCCAAAGCGTGGGAAAAAGCCATTGTTGACAAGTTGATCATTGATGACTGCCCGATTTTGCGTTGGATGGTATCAAACACGATCAACAAATCAAACCCGGACAGCGGCAGCTATTTCATCACCAAAAGCCAGAACAACAAAGCCAGGAAGCGTATTGACGGCGTCATCACCTCGATGATGGCTTATGCAGTACTGCGCGAACAGATCGCAGCCAAGGCAGCAAGGCCCAAAATCTTTGATTTGTCTAAAATACAATACTAAATGGCTGTAAAAAGTATCATATATTATACTGTTTGGTTGACACCAATTGCCATATAGAATACACTCTATTGTATACGGTGCTATACAGTGGGGGATTGATGGGCATATTTGGCCGTCGGACAAAAGTAACCACCACAGCCCCTAGTCAGCTTCCAGGCTGGCCGCGTGTTTCAAGCTTCAGCTATACCGACATCCACAAAAACACCACCGTACAAGCCTGCGTCAACGCGATAGCCAACCCTATCGCCATTCTGCCGCTCAACCTGTACACCCGCCAGGCTGATGGATCCCGCAATAAAGCCACAGAACACAACCTTTACAAACTTCTCAAGCTCCGCCCAAACACCTCCGAATCTCCCACCTTGTTCATGGGCAAGCTGATGCGGCACATCCTGCAGCGCGGCAACGCCTACATTCTCAAAGGCATCAAAGGGGCAGACATCGCCGCCCTGCGCTTGCTGGATCCCGAAGAAATGAAGCGCGATGTGACCCAGTGGCCGGCAATACGGTACATGTACCAGCGGCATGAAATCCCGGCAGACCAGATACTGCACATTCCGAGTCTGGTAACCGATGAGGCCGGCAACGGCATCGCTCCGGTTGACCTGGCCAAAGCCGCCGTTACTCTCGGCATACAGCTTGACGACTACAGCCTGTCCTCCTTCGGCAACGGGTTGAACACCAAACTGCTTATAGACATTGCCGAGATGACCAAAGACGCCAAGAACGAAGAGGAAGCCAGCGCCACCGCCCGGGTGGTCAGCAACTACGTAAAAGCCAACTATGCCGGAGCCGACAACGCCGGTAAACCTCTGGTCACATGGGCCGGCATGAGCGTCAAAGAGCTTACCCACCAAAGCAGCAACCGCGATGCCGAACTACTGGAATCCAGGCGCTGGCAGGAAATCGAGATATGCAAGGTCTTTGGCGTGGCACCTTGGATGGTCAACGGTTCGTACGATGTAAAATACGGCGGGCTTGAATCGGCCATGACTGTTTACCTGAATTTCACATTGTCACCGTATCTGCGGCACATCGAACAAAGCTTTGCCGAGCTTCTGAAACCACACGAACGAGCCGCCAATTACTTCGAGTTTGATTTCAACGTGCTGCTGCGTCCGGACGAAAAAAGCCGCGGCGAGTTCTACAACAAATTGTTCATGATGGGAGCCATCAGCCCCGCCGGCATCTGCGCAAAAGAAAACCTGGACCCGCCGACCGAGGCCGGCAACACCCGTTTTGTACCGGCACAGCTGATGCCGTTGACCGATGACAACATGGCCGCCTACATGGCCAAGGCCAAAGCCACCGCTGCCGGGCTGCTGGAGCCTGGCGCAACCGACCCAGCCCGGGCCGCCGGCGACGACAAGCTCTAAGGAGGCCGCCAAAAATGAAAGACAAACGAGTCCACGACGTATACGCCAAAGTCGAAGCCCGCAAAGCCGACAACGGCAAGAAATACATAGACGGGTTTATCCCGTACAACTCCCGCAGTGAGGAAATGTGGGGATTCGTCGAACAGATCGCCCCCGGCGCTTTCAAGCGCACATTGAACAACGGTACAGACATCTACGCCTTCTGGGCGCACGACGATACCAAAATCCTCGGTTCCAGGCGCTCCGGATCGCTGGTCCTGGACGACAGAGCCGACGGGCTTCATTTCTCCGTTGAGATGCGCGCCAACCCTGTCAACGACGATTACTACGATGCCGTTGCCCGCGGCGATGTGCAGGGCGTTTCCTTCGGGTTTTTCTCCGAGCAAGAGGATTGGGACCATACCCAGGAACCCGCATTGCGGATTCTCAAAAGCGTGCACCTTCTGGAAGTGTCTCCAGGTGTCGCATTCCCTGCGTACCCTGGAGCCCAGTCCGAGGCCGCCCGCCGATCTGTCGAACGCGAACTTCCACGCATAAACGAAATCAGAAGCAAATACAAACCAGACACGTCAGAACCGCCAAAGCCCACCCCCGGCCCGCAGGAGACTGCACCCGAGGCCCGGAGCACGGCCGACCAGGACCCCGTCGCAGCGGCAGCGCAAGAAGCGCTTGTAACCAGGCAACTGGATCAGTTGAGGCTGATCTGTGCCACGAACGGCATTAAACACGAGGTAACCAAATGACCCGTAAAGAACTGTTTGCCGACATGGAAGCCCGCGTAAAGCAGGCAGAAACCATGCTTGGCGACCCCGCAAAAGTCGATGAATTCAAAAGCCTTACGGAGAAAATAACCGTAATCGGCGACCAGCTGCGCGCAATGGACAAGGCGGACGCCGAAGTCCGCGCCATGAAAGAGGCTGAAGCCAACATGCCCGCCCCCACCGAAAAGCGGGCCACTGGCTGGCGCAACGTAGCCAACCAGATCCGGGCCATTGCAGCCGGCGAGCGACCGGGCGTGCTCAAGCTCGGCTACGACGAAATCCGCGCCATCACCAGCAACGGCGCTGGCGTGAATACCGCTCCTGGCATAGTGTCTGCGCTTGTAGACGGCGGCAAGCTCCGCTCCAAGGTGAGCGTCTTCACCGGCCCAAACGCGCAAACTGTCGTGCCCGTGTTTTCTCCGACCCTCGCGCTTCCAGTCGGCAGTGTCCAGGGAGCCACCGGCACCAGCTCAGACAGCACCGCTGTACTGGCTGGCGACGCTCTGACCTTGTATCCCTGGTACAGCACACTGGCAATCAGCATGGGTGCATTGAACTCCACCGACATAGAACGCTATTTGCCCGATGAATTCCGGAAAGCCTTCGGAGGTGCGATAGACAAAGGTATTCTTGCCGGCGCTGGCTCGGGGCAGGACATGCTCGGTGTTTTCATCGCCAGTGCTACCGGCGTACCTACCGCCAGCGACATCACCGCCACCGGCTCCGGAGCTGCTCCGACCTGGGGGGACTACGCCAAGATGGCGCTTAAACTGCTTTCGCTGGAAGGCGACAGCTCCTCTTTGGCGATTGCGGCCAACTCCGATCTGATCGCGCCTTTGATCGGATCCACCGCCGTGGGCGACCAGCCCATGAAACAAGAGTTTTTGTTCAACCGCACCATACTAGGCATCCCGGTAGTGCTGTCTAACTACGGCCTCACCACTCTGACCAGCGGCAGCTACGTGGCCGTGGGCGGGTACTGGGATCACTACGCGCTGGCGGTAGCCCAGGAAATCATTATCGACAAGATCAAAACAGTGGGCTCCGACAACATCACCTTTCAGTCCTTCATGTACATGATGGGCAAGCCACTTGTAGGCTCGTCTTTCCGCAGGCTCAAGACCGGCTAAGTGCAAGGCGCGCCGGGCTGATCCGGCGCGCCGCCCGCATGCCTTCGAGAAAGGAAGGATCCCATGGGATTACAGCTTATTGAATACGGGACCAAAGGTGCCAAAGTCTGGCAGGACGACCGCGCTCCGTACAAGATTTACGGGGCCATCGGCGAAGGTGCCCGCTCCTGGGAGCTCCGCCCCGGCCTGCCCTGCGACGACACCACCCTCAGACCCGATGAGTTCATAAACACTTTGGGCGGTACCAGCCCGATCACTGCAGGAGTGGCCGCCGGGTATCCACTGCTGATCACCACGGGCGGTACCGACTACAACGGCGTCAACATGCAGTTGCGCGGCGAAACCGCCAAGCTGGCCGCCGACAAACCTACCTGGCTGCGCGGCAAGATCAAGCTTGACGTTGACTTGCAGTCAGATCTTCTTTTCGGCCTGTGCGAACTGAAGACCGATCTGCTCAACACATCGCTCAGCCATGCGGTCACCTCGACCAATGTAGCCGGAGTGTTTTTCCACCACGCCGCCCATGCATCCGTCAAGACGCTCTACCTCAAGGTGTATGTCTCCGGCGCGCTTGTATCGATCGTAGCGGTCGGCGACCTGTCCACTGACGACATCGATTATGCGCTGTGGTGGGACGGCGTAAACCTCCACGCTTTTCTGGACGGAACCGAAGTAGCCAAGTTTGCCGGTTCACTTCCAGACGGAGAACTCACCCCCAGCATCAACGTTCGCACCGGCGCTGCCGCTGCTGTCACCGCCAGCATTGCCGAACTGGCGTTTGTCACTCTGGGATGAGGCCACTGCTCCCGGGGAGGTTCGCCTCCTTACTCTCCGGGAGCTTTTTTAAAAAGGCGGGGAAGGGTTATCGATGGCCAGCTACGTCACGCTTGCAGACTTCAAAAAATACGCCAAGAAAGTCGAAGAAGACGTAGCAGGCGAAGCCCTGTATCAGATCTATATCGATTCTGCAGAACAGATCGTCAAAGACTACTTGTCCTATAACCCGGCATCCCAGGCGTACACCCATACGCTGTCCGGATCCGGGTTGTCATTCATGCAGCTGCGCGCCAAGCCTGTCACAGCGCTGACCAGCGTAACGATAGACGGCGCATCGCGCGCTGTCGGGGACTTTCGGTTGGAAGACGAACGGCTGTATGACACGACCGGCGATATCTTTTATCTCGGCGCTACTGTGGTTGTGGCCTATACCGCGGGCTGGTCCAGCGTACCAGGCATCATCAAGCTGGCGGTCATGCGCATCGCTTCGCTTTTGGCCATGGAGGCCGGCGAAAACATCGGCGTAACATCCACCACGTTCGATGGCGGCAACTCCCGCACGTTCATAAACTACACTAACTTTGCAAAATACCTGGCACCGCTCAGTTCCTTCCGGGTGGTGCGGCTATGATACTCATGAAAATCGATGCAGACTTCGAAGACGCCAAGAACGCCCTGCGCCATCTGTCGGATGTCGAAATCGCAATATCTATCCGCTACATCCTCAACACCATTGCCACCGCCGGTAAAAACTGGGTAAAGCGCCGCATGATCGGCATCACCCAGCGCACCGGCTGGCTTAAAAAGCATGTGTATGGCTACCGCCGCAGCAATACGCATCTGGTAATAGCTGCCCCTCGGCATGTTTCGGAGACCCTGGAACGTGGTGCAGTGATCAAACACCGCCGCATCACCTACAAGCGGCATCATTTGCATTTCAAAGGCCCGGATGGCCGCTGGACAAAAGCCAAGACAGTCACCATACCGGCCAAGCGCTGGTTCACCCGCAGCATCGAGGGGTTTGATGGGTCAGCCGAGTATAAAGCAGCCATAGACAAGGGCCTGGACAAAGCCATGAAGAAATTCAACGGGGAGTGAGATGACGCAGGAAGAGCTTGCCACGTACATAGTCGCCAACTCCGCCGCGTACATCGCAGCAAGGTCAACCGTAGGCGTACCGCTGGTGGCGCTCGAAACCAAGCAGGTTTATGCAGGCGAATACCGGCAGCCGTCGCTTAAAGCCGAAGTGTTCATCGAGATTGATTCCAGCCAGACCGAGACGGAAGACCGCCCGGTATCAGGATTGTATGTCCAGTACATCGTTGATGTGTACGTGTTTTGCCTGGGAGCAACAGAAGCAGTGCTCCGGCAGCAGGCCAGGAACTACAGCCTGGCATTGTACGACTGTCTAAGCAGGCACGCCGAGTACATGACCACGCAGGAAACCGAAGCCTACGAAGGCGTAGAAGGCAAGCCGGATACCAAGGCGTACAAAATACGCTACATGTTCGAGAGCGAGGAGGTATGACAATGGCCACAAAAGAAAAAACCGTCCGGGTCAGGATGCTGGGCAACCACCGGCACTACGACAACGGCAAAACCTACGACATGCCCGAAGCCGAAGCCATCGAGCTGGCCGGCATCGGGGTTGGCATTATAGAGCTGGCGGCACCGCCCGCCAAGGAGGAATGACATGGCATTCAACATGGGAGCCGGGGCTAAATGTGCCATCGGCAAAGAATCCGCCTGGGGTACGGCCGTTGCAGACACCATGCTGATCAATTTCCTGTCCGAGTCGCTGATTCCGGAAGCCAACAAAGCAGAAGAAGAAAGCCTCCTTGCAGCCAAAGCGGCCGCCGGGTATGCCCTCCTTGGCCTCAAGGCCGGTGGGGATGTATCGTGGATCCTCAAGCCGGAAAATGCCGGGTTTACCATGAAAGCTGCCTTGGGTGGAACGGATACCGTTGTCCAGAACCAAGGCGGCGTAACCGGCCAGCACCAACACACCATCATTGCACAGAGCGCCACGGCACAGCTGCCATCATACACCCTGATCATCGACCGCAAGCAGGCCATCAAAAAGTATTCCGGCTGCAAGGTCTCTAGCCTCAAGCTTTCTGGCAAGGCTGGAGACTACATCCGCGCGGTCATGTCTGTCCGGGGCAAAGATGAGTCTACCGGCACCATCACAACGTCCACCGGGCCGACGCTCAAAAGTTACAAATTCATAGGGGCAACGCTGACTGTCGGCGGTACAGCCTACGAAATCACTGGCTTTGATCTGGAGATCGACAACGCCCTGGAAGACGGACCGCAGACAAGCATATCCGGGCTGTACCAGTCCGAGCCGATGCACGGCAGCCGTAAGATCAAGCTGATGATCGAAAAGCCATATGACGCCAATGATGAGACACTGCACACCACCAACTACCTGGCAGAGGCCGTGGTAGCAACAGTTGTCCTGCACGTCGAAAGCCCGGAGATCGTAGCCGTAGCCAGCAAGTACCGGATGGATATCACCCTGGCCAACGTTGCCATCCTGGACCGCAAAACCAACGTCAGCGGCCGCGGCGTGCTCATGTCCAGCATCACCTCAGAAGCCACCGCCGTTGGCGCAACCGAACCGATCACTGCTGTCATCTACGACGGCAACACCGCTGCGTACTAAGGGGGGATTGTGGTAGTCGTACCTAAAAAGAATTATCTGGTGTCAACGAAAATCCAGCTCGGGGCGTTTTTCGATGTGCCGGATGAGGATGTCTACATCGAACTGCGCGAAACGGATGCACTTGGCAGCATGGCCATGGATGAGGTTGTCAGCGGCGGCAACACCCGCAAAATTGTGGAGTGGTTCCGCGAAAACATGCCAAGCCTTATGGTTGGCCACAATCTGTACAAGACCGAAACAGAGCTCATGACAGCCGAAGAAGTCGCCACAGTGGTATTCAGCAAGCTGTCGATGATGATGCACGTTTTGAACAAGTACAGGGATGAAGTCCTTTTTACCCTGGGGGGGAAGAGCGCCGGCAACTGATGGCCATAGCCGGGATGATATTCCGAGGGGAGAATATTGACCCGGAGCTATGGGAAGATTGCCAGGGGGCCAAGTGGGAACGATGGGTCCAGCTTTTCCTTCCGCTTTGCAGCAACCAGGATGGCCATTTCGTGCATTGGCCGTTTGCTGGATCATACATGGACCAGCCGGCTGCAACCATGCGGATCCTGCAAGCGGTCCAGACGGCCTTCCAGGAATACGCACGCGAAGCTACCAGCTTGATTGGGGGATGAAATGGCGCGTAAAGCCAAGATTGTAATAGCGGCTGAAGACCAGACGCGCCAAGGCATCCAAGGCACATTAAAAAACATTCTTGGGGTAGAAGATGCAGTCAAAAAAATGGCCAAAGGCATTGCCGGCGCTTTTACGCTGCTTGGCCTCGCCGAGCTTGGCAAACAGTTTGTCAAGTTTTCTGCCGATGCAGTAAAAGAATTCGGCGAAATAGAACGGTCCGCCTTGCAGATGCGCGCGGCCGTCAACGGCAACGACGCGTCATTCAAAAAGCTCAACACGCTCATCGAAGACCTTGGCCGGCAGACCCTGTCCAGCCGCAAAGAGATCAGCGACATGGTCGCCGATCTGGCCGCTCTGGGTGCAACGGATTCCGAGATAGACAGCGTCAGCCGGGCGGCCGTCAACCTGTCCAATGTTACCGGCCAGGGCCTCAACGAGTCAATGAAGAAACTGGCAGAGACATTCCAGGGCAACTCCGGGGAGCTGGCCAAGCTGGTGCCGGAGATCGGGCAGCTGACCAGCGAGCAACTCAAAGCCGGAGACGCTGCCAAAATCGTCAATGACCGCTTTGGCGACATTTCCGAAACAATGGCCGGCGGCGTGTCTCAGGATATCAAAGACATGTCCACAGCATTTGCCGAGATGAAAACCAACATGGGCGAGCAAGTCACCAAATTCATAAACCCGATGATCGAAGGCATAGAAAAAATAATAAGCCGATGGAACGAAGCATACAGGGCCAGGAAAGATTACAACGAAGCTTTGGGAACAGGTAATACATCTTTGGCAGAAGCAATACGTGCCGAATCTGATTTGCGCAATCAAAGAGACAATGCTTTTGCAAATTGGCAAATGCTAAAAAACTCGAGCAGCAACCAGGAGCAAGATGCTAGAGCAATAAGCCGCGCCGCAACAGAATACGAAAATCTAATGCGGGCCTGGGGGTCGGCTCAGCGGGCATTGCAGGAACTAAAAACCCCTGGTGGAACCGTTGGCGTGCAGCCAACTGGTGGGCGCGCTGCTGGCGGGCTTGGCGGCAGCGGGGAAACCAGTGAGCCAGACTGGCGAAAAGCGTTAGCGGATATTCTCAAAGCGGCTACATCATCCGGCATGACCGGCGTATTGTTCAACGAGCGCTACCGCGAACGGACAGAACTCGAACTCAAAGCCGCAAACGTTGCCGGTAAAGACTGGACCCAGGCCGTAAAAAGCGAAATCGATGAGATCGGGTCTATAATTGTAAACCTTATGACTGGCAACAATGCCGGTAATTTCCAGTTCCAGACGCAGTCAGACACGCTCATCGGGCTTATCAGATATCAAAAAGAACTGTCTGATCGGTTGTTAAATACAGGCTTGTCATTCGCCCCTCCATCGCAAAACGTCCCTTTGCCCTCAGGTGACAACACCGAATCCAATCCAAGAAGAAGCCTGCTGCCATTTTTCGAGGGGGAACGATTCAACTACACGCCACCAAAAGAAGACACCGGCAACATGCTGCAGGAATTCTTTTCACAGTTCCAGGGCCTTACCGGGACATTCCAGCGCATGAAAGAAATTGGAGACCCCCTGATTACCATGTTCAATGGGTTGTTCGACACCATCGGGCCTACGTTGGAACAAGTCTTGATCCCGATATCAGATCTGCTGTGGGGCATCGGCGCGCAACTGGGGGAATACATGCTACCACTTTTTGAAGATCTTGCGGTCGGAGTTGCCGATCTGGCCAAAGGGCTTGGAGAAGTTTTAAAACCGATAATACAGGCCATTGCCCATGTCATGATTGCACTTTTATCGCCAATAAAATGGCTTGGCGATCTGTTCGGGTGGCTTGGCCGGTCTTTGCAGACGTTCATGTACAATCTCAACCCTGCCAATATATTCAACCAGAGAAGCTACGAAACATTTTCATCCGATGCATTTACAGGGATACCAGATCGGCAAGACGCTATATGGGCAGATGATCCTGGTTTGCCAACGCGACCCAGGGGCGGCCCCGGGGGCGGCCCCGGGGGCGGCCCTACCTACACTGGCAGCCAGCCTATCACGTTCAAATTCTACAACCAGGGTAACGTTGTCGGCTCCGGAGGCATGGAAGAGCTCGCCACCATCATCAACAACCTGATCCAGCGCAATGCGAGGTATGCATGAGCTGGTCATTCGTTTTAAACCCCGGGGGCGACATAACCGCCCGTGTCGATGTCATGTCCATCACCAGGGAACGGCGGTTGTTCACCGAGCTGCGGCCAAACGTCAACCGGCTGGCGTTCCGCTGCACATTTGACCAGACACTGTTTGCCACCCTCATCGCAAACGACACGGTCGGCATTACCGTCACCAAAAACGGGTCGGCCTATTTTGCCGGTTACCTGTCGCCTAATTACCGGGCTGTCATTCGCGATGGCATCAAGTACATGGAGATTATCGCAGAAGACCCGACGCTGCAGCTGCTCGGCACGACCATTGCCGATCCGGTCGCATGGGCTGGCTACGCGATCTGCAACCCATCCAGCACAAGTACCAGCCTTGTGCATGTCATCGCTGCCGCTGCCGGAGTAACTCTGGCATCCGGCCTGCCGACCATATCGCAGACGGTACCCTATGAAGTGGTATTGCCCGACGACAAAAAGACCTGGGGCCAGCTGCTCGAAGCGATCCTGTTTGAATGCAGCCATGTTCACCTGTTCAACGAATCTGGCCAGCTGCAGATTGTCCCTGCAGTCAACTCCGGACCCATCACCACCACCGCCACTCTGACAACTGCAGCCGGGTCCGCCAACATCCGTGGCGAGCTCGAGATATCCAAAAGCCCGGTAAAATACGACGATATCCGTATCAACTACAACCTGGTGGAATCAAAAACCGGCATAGTCCTGTACCAGGATACCAGCGGCCGGGACGAAACCAACGAAGCCAACATTGTCCTGGAAGCCACCGGCAACGCCGAAGGCAAGGATTATTATCCGCTCACCTCCAAGCTTGGCGAAGTGTTTGCCACCTGGAATTCTCCCGACGGCTTTGATGTGTGGGTCGCCACATCGGCCGCACTCGATGCCACATTCGAAACCGGCATCACCCTGTCCCTGGCGCTTACCAACTATTACCGCAAAGCCTCGTTTGCCTACCGCAACACTGCAGCAGCGCAAAAGAAAATCACCAAGCTGCGGATCACCGGCAACGCCTATGTTGTAGTTTCCAAAAACACCGCGCGGTCATCCACCACCGGCGGCAAGCTGCTGCTTGAACACCAAGCCGAGCACATTTTTGACGATACATCCGCACAGACTTTAGCAAGACTGCTTGCCCAGTACTACGCCTATTCAGACCTTAAAATAAAAGCCCGGAGCGCCACCGTGCTGACACTTGGCCAGTACGTCCAGGTCACCGACGCCATACACGCCGGCCTGTCCGTATCCTGCCGGGTCATCGGTATGGTAGAATCCGAAGCCAGCCCTGGCGGGGTAATCACCTACGATCTGGAAGAAGTAAAAAACTACATAGCGAGGTCAATTGATGTAGGAGGCAACAGCCGACCAGTCAACAGCAGCCGGTACACAGTCGAACAATCCGAAACCAGCGCCGCAATAATCGACCTCGGCCTCAACACAGACGGCACGGTCCGCCAGCCCATCGATTCCAACAATTTCGCAAGCGATATCACCCCGACCGGTGACGGCTTGTATCTGACACAATCCTATATCGGTCTGCGCAAAACCGGAGCCTGGAAATCCTATATTGACAGCGACGGTCTGTTTGCATTCTCCGGCGATGCTGACAACTACGTGAACTGGAACGGCACCAAGCTCTTGATCAAAGGGCAGCTCACCCTGGACGGTGACAGCCTGATTACCGGCACCATCTCGGCAGGCAACACTGTCAAATCGTCAAACTACGCGGCAGGCTCGGCCGGCTGGCAGATCGAGGGGAGCGGCGCGGCCGAGTTTTCCAGTGCAACGATCCGCGGTACGATCCACGCATCAGCCGGTACGTTCGGAGGAACAACCCATGGCTGGACTATTGAAACCGGATACCTCACAGCCCTTGGTACAGGAAAAATCCGCACCGGTTCAACCGACACCAGGGCAGAGCTGGATTCAACCGGCCTAAAAGCTTACCAGGCTGGCACGGTCCGCGCACAGATTCTATCCGATGGATCAGGATATCTCGGCGCATCGTCAACGCTGGCATGGACAACGGCGGGCGTGGTAACCGCTGCCGGGTTTACCGTTGACGGAACTGATGGTCTTTATGCTGGGACCGGTGCTACCAGGGTCCAGATGAAAGCTGGGTCTGGTATCTGGACTGGTGCAACTGCAATTGGTGACGCGCCGTTCAGCGTTTCCAACGCCGGAAGTATCAAAGCAATCTCGGGAAAGGTTGGGGCCGTCAGTCTCGCAAGCGACAGCCTTTACATTGGCGTTGGCACATGGAACAGTGATGATACGCCATTTTATGTAAACATCCATGGAAAATTCTCCCTCGGGTCAAAACTGGACTGGGACCCCACTGCAACAACACCGACCTTGATGATCGATGGTATCATCAATTCTTCCGGTGGCGCAATTGGCGGGTGGAAGATATACGATAAGAAACTATCAAGTGCGCTTGATGAATCAACAAACAGAATAGAGCTGAACAAAGAAAAAAATAGGGTGTCTATCTTTTCGACATCATCAGAAAAAGTCGCTATGGGGTATCTTAACGAGCTGCTCAAAAACGGTCCTGCGTTTGATGTTACAAAAGCATATATCCTAAATGATCGCGTTCTTTATAATGGAATTGTATATCGGTGTAAGTTGACTGGCGGTACGGCAGGAACACTTCCAACAAATACAACATATTGGGAAGTCTCTACGGTAGCATATACCACCCAGGATTATGGTTTCTGGGTAGCACCGGGCGATACCGTCCACGTAGACGGACCGATGGAAATCCTCAACGGAGATATGACCGCGCATGATGCAAGTTTCAGCGTGCATTCAGGTGGGTCTGAGATCATACGGCTTGGCAGTGATATTGGATCACAAGGATTACATTTTTATACAAATGATATTCATAAAAAAATTACTCCAGCAACAAGAGGGTTTTATTTTTATGGCGATGATACAAGCTATCTATCTGTTCAGTTTTCCGATACAACGTATTGTAGCTTTACGACAAATATTACCACTGCAATATTATTTAATAAAGAAGTGCGTGTTACAGGAAGCATACGCGCATCTGTAGATATGTATGCAACGACATTTTATGGAGCATTTAATGATTACTATCATTCTGGTAGAGATTTTCCTGCAGGGACATTGATAAGGACTGCAATTGATTATAGTGTTGTAGATGGCGCTCCATGGGTATTGGAAATAAAGGGAAATGCATACGGTAGAATATCACCACTTAATTTCAAATATCAGGGATACATTTATGGCGGAACAATTATTAACCATGGAGGGACAACTGGAGGAAGTCTTAATCTAGGTGGTTTGGTTGCTTTCAATGAAAGTGGAAAGTTGTGCTTCTGGTTTCCATCAATGGGATATTGGGAAGGGTATAATGTAAGAGTCTATATTGCATATGGAACATATCCAACTAATCAAGTGGTAAGTGTCATTAACTCTGCAAAACCTGGAGGAATTACAAAAGAAGTAGCATTAAGTAATATTCGCGGATTTTATGTTGATTCATCTGGAAATTCATATCTTAATTATTATTCTGGACAGGGTACTATTTTTGGAAATGGAGCAGGCGGTGAAGTCGCAAGAATAAATCCAGCTGGTATTTTAACAATATCAAATAATCTATATTTAAGATCAACATCTTCTGCATGGAGTGAAGGTATACGAATAGATAGTGGTGATAATGAATGGTCAGGGATTATGATCACTAGAGGTTTGACTGGCTATGGATCCACACCTACAGATGCATGGGCGATAGGTTTTACAACTACTGCAATTTCTCCAGAAGGTGCATTATCATTTTATAATCGCAATAGGGATGATGCAAGTAGTGCAGTTGCCATGACTATTACCAAAGGAAGGAATGTTGGTATTGGAACCACTAGTCCTGAATATGCATTGGATATCTATAAGCCTGCTAGTTACTATCAGTTAAGAATCAAAAGCGATGGAGCACCATTAATAAAGTTTTCCGGGTCTTATAATGGTGGTAATGGTGCAGAGTTATATCAGAATACCGATGGTAATCTTGTTTATAATCCGAATAGTTCTGTTAATGTAATGACAATATCGCCTGGTGGCGCTGTTGGGTTTATGGGAAAAAACTTTATAAAAACATCTGATACATATTTAAGAATAAATGAAGACTTAGGATTTACTAACGGTATATGGTTTGGTACTAGTAATCTTCAGGCTTCAAATGTTGTACTTGCGTTGGGAAGCAATGGAACAGAAAGTACCGCTCGTGTAAGAATTATTGGTGGATCATATAATGGAAGTAATGTAATAAAAATAGATGGGACTGATGGATCTATTACAGTCTCTGGGAAAGCGCCTGCCGCGATCGGCATGATCTATTTCCAGTTGCCAGGCGAGGCGCCACCGTATGATATTTTTACCGGAACATGGGAATACCAGGTCTGGGATAGCATGTTTTTCCGTGGCGCACAAAGTACTGGTAGCGCAAAGTCATTTGCCCACTCGACAAAAGTAGTCTCGTCCGCAACAACAACATCAATAATATTTACGACTGATCACTATGCATCAATTGGCGATTGGATAAAATTTGGGACTCAGTGGCGCCAAATATCAATAATAAATATACCAAATCAAGTTACAGTTTCATCAGCATTTGTTGGAACACCAAGTGGGACATTGGTTATTGCACAGGGCTCGGCGTTGCAAACGCACAAGCACAAGGACGGGCCATACTATGCAACGGTGATACCTGGGCAGTACGGATCGGAAACAGGAGCAACTAGCATAAATGTTCAGGACAGAGGCAGCGACAATACAAACAGGTTGTACACATCAACCCCGATTGCAGATGGATCATATAAGTTGACAACCGATACTTCAGAAACAAGGCCGCCAAACGTATCAATCCAAGTGTGGAAGCGGACCTCATAGGAGTAACCATGTACATATTAGTTGAAGGCAACAAGATTATAAAAATCTTCGGCGGCGACATACCGCAGGAATATGATACAAAAAAAGTAATAGAAGTCCCTGAACGCCTTTGCTCGAATTATGCTTTTGACGATGTACGATGTTATGACTCAGACTGGAACCTAAAACCAATCGGCGACCTAATAGGCGACGGTCTCTACAGCCTTGCGCCGAATGAGAAATACGAAGATGGCCAAGTAAACCTGAAAACCGATGTAGAGATGATTATTGATGGAACCGTTCCAATGCCGGAAGGGTGCCATATCGTAGACGGACGCATCGAACGAATCATTACATCAGAAATGAAGGCCGAACAATTACGCAATCAGCGAAATTCACTACTCGCAGCTTGCGACTGGACTCAGGTAGCAGACTCTCCGGTGGATAAGACCGTATGGGCAGCGTACCGGCAGTCGCTACGGGATATCACCGACCAGCTTGGCTGGCCGGAACAAATAATATGGCCACAGCGGCCACAGGAGGAATTATGACCGCAGAGACACTCAAGACCAAATCGGATGACCTGAAAGCACAGCAGCGGGCAATGGTCGGGCAGCTCAACGAACTGAAGGGCCAGCAGGAGCAGCTCGTCGCCAACATCAACGCGATCCAGGGCGCTATCCAGGTCCTCGATGAGCTGATGGCGCAGGACGGCGAAAAGGCTGGCCCGCAGAAGATCGTAAAGAAAGCGTAACCGGGGGAGGGCTATGACTATTGACCCGTGGACAATCTTTATCAGCGCTGCAATTACCGTTCTGGCTGGCATGGCTGTCCGCGGCGTTTTCCAGGTTGGCAACGCACTGGCCGGCATGCGCAAAAGTATCGACAGGTTGATACAAACAGACCAGGACCAGACCCTGGCAATTGGCGCGCTGGCCAAACTCCAGAGGCCATGCCTTGCCGCGCACAAAGCCACGTTGGAGGCTATCCGCGACGGGAAGTCCAACGGGAATGTTACCAGCGCACACCAGGGGGTAGAGATTGCGTTTTCAAATTTCGAAGAATTCCTAACGGGGAGGCTGTAATGTTGCACACCGAACTGGACCTGCTGATCCCATCGCTGGCATCCAGAGCCGAGGATGCGCTGAAAGAGATGCGCACGGATCCGGACCTCATGGCCGCAGGAGTAAAACCAGTCGTTATCGAAACCCACCGCGATCTGGCAACTCAGATGGCGTACTATTCGCGCGGCAGGATGGCCCCACCAGATGCGATAGCCCTGTACTGCGCGGCCGGGCTGTGGAAGATCAGCGAGGCCGAAGCAGCCCGACAGATAACATGGACACTGGACAGCAAGCACTTGCGCGGCGAGGCCATCGACATCGCGCCGATGCGCAAGGGTCAGGTCTGGTGGCTGGCACCGGAGGAAATCTGGGAGCGCATGGGCCAGATCGGCGAGAGCCACGGGATGACCTGGGGCGGACGATGGGCAGCGCCAAAAACGGACAAGCCGCACTATGAGCTATAACAAGTGGCAGAGCCGCCGCTGGCTGGTATGCCTCTGGTCCATGCTGGCAGCATCGGCAATCATCGCATCAGGGATAGCCCAGGGAGACATCCCGGGCGGCATGGGCGCTGCTTTGGCGCTACTGGTTGGCGTTGCCGGCGGGTACATCGCGGCGGATTCGCTGACCAAACCAAGAGGGGGAGCATGATGGCAAACATATCCCAACTGCCGGGCGTTTTGGATTTGACGTTTGTGCAGGGTGACGAATTCACCTTTCAGCTGGACTTTGGCACAGATTTGGACGGGTACACCTTTGAATCCAAGGCTGGCTCTGTCGAGTTCGAGATCCTGCCGGTAGACCTGGCAACAGGACAAATCCAGCTAACCCTGAGCGCCGAACAGACAGCAGTATTCACCGCGGCATCGTGGTACTTCTCCTGGGTCGAGCCGGGCGACATTCCGCGCACGATCCTCAGGGGCATGGCGAGGCCGACATGATTACTGTCGTTGTCCAACCGCCCGATGAAATAGCCGTCAGCGCGACCGGTGAGACATCGGCGGCAGTCACAGTCAGCACGCCCGCTACCATAGAGGTCCATGTCATCCCTGACACCGGCCCGCGGGGCGCTACCGGGCCGAAAGGCGATCAGGGAAACGCAGGCCCAGCCGGACCAGCCGGACCAGCCGGACCACAGGGCGATATCGGCCCGCAGGGAGCCCAGGGCCCAGCCAGTACCGTACCAGGCCCGCAGGGTGAGACTGGATCGCAAGGATCAGCAGGCCCAAAAGGTGACACCGGTCTGCAAGGCCCCCAAGGTGAAGCGGGGGCGCAAGGCACCCAAGGTATCCAGGGCCCAGCTGGCCCGGATGGACCGACTGGACCGGAAGGTCCACAAGGCGATGTAGGCCCCGCAGGCCCAGCCGCGTCATGGGGGACAATCACCGGGACACTGGCTAATCAGACCGATCTTAAAACCGCACTTGATGGCAAAGCAGACAACCTGACCCGCAAATCAGCTTTTATCATTGAGTCTGATTTTTACTCGGCAAACGCAAACTCGGCGTGCCCCGGTTTGTTGGGAGCGGCCACAGGGTCGGGCGTTGCGGCGGCAGTGACAGCAACCCCTAGTCATCCCGGAGTCATATATCTCAGGGATAGCGCTACCGCCAACGCAAACTATCGTTTCATGAGTGAAATCACCGCATTCCTGATTGCAGGAGGTGAAAAAGCATTGTTCACCTTTCAGACGCGTGACATAAGAATTACTGCATCGGCGCGATTCGGATGGCAGGACTCGACGGCGATACAGACCGCACCGACTGACGGCGTATGGCTGGAAATTGTGAACAATGGCACAATATCAACTATTGTCGGACGCGCAAAAAACAACGCAGGGCCAAGGACTACCGCAAGCTCGTATACCATGGCACTCAACACATGGTACACCGGAATCATCGAAGTCAACGCGGCAGGAACACTGGTAACGTTCAGCCTGGTCAACGATGCAGAGACAGTTCTCTGGACCGATACGGTCAACGCAAACATACCGACAGCTGCAGGGCGCGAAACAGGTTTTGGGGTAATAGCCGGTGAAACAAGCGTCGATGCGGCCGCAGACATAATCCATCTTGACTATTTGCGGATGGAAATAAACCGGACTCTCACGAGGTAGGTATGACATGCAGACCGCAATCAGGATCATCGCTGCTATTATTATTGGTGTTGCTCTTATTGGTGCAGGCTACCTTGCAGGCGCAGCCGATGAGCGGGCCGCCGGAGCCGCAGCCATTGCCGCTGCAGACCGAGAGCTTGCAGCAGTCAGAGCTGCCGCCGACCGATCCATGGGAGAGCTTCGAGTCGCTCTGGAGCAGTCTCAAGAGCGAATTGACCGAGTCGGATCAGGACTGGCAGAGGCTGCAAAGCTCGCTGCAGGAGCTGCAGACCGAAACCGCCGCATTACGATCCTCATTGACGGCATCGACCAGGCTCTACGAGTCATCCGAGGCGGCCCGCATGATTGAGCGCGAGCAGGCCAGCCTGATCCTCTCCGATGCGATCCGCAAAGGATCGGAAGCAGAAAAAGCCCGCGACGGCTGGATGGCCATTGCCAGCATTGCCGGAGCGGTTGCGGCCATTGGGTGGATCGTGGCTGCGCTGTCAATGGTATTCTAGATCCCAGCCCCTGCCAGGCAATGCCATCCAGACAGGAGCCGGGGCAACCGGGTTCAACTCCCGGGAGGGGCATCAATTGTCGATCCAGCCTCTACATGCCTGGGAGCAAATTGTGTAGCGTTTTTTATCAAAACAAACGCCCGGCATGTAACGCTATACAACAGGTACACAGCATAAACTGTATACACACAATTCATTGTATAGCATAGAATTATGTCAGCCTTCCAAGCTGGAGATGTGGGTTCGATTCCCATCGGACGCTTATACTGTACAAGGAATTAGGTCGCCTTCGGGCGGCCTTTTTATTTAGTGTGTAGCAAATTGTGTAGCTTTTTAAAAAAAAGTGGAGTAGACTCCCATACATGCGAGATCCATACATCCTCTACCGCCGCCCTGAAAGCGCCAGGGCAGGCAAAGTCTATAATGTCGGGTTTTGGGATGCTGCAGCCGGGAAATACGTGTGCCGGCGGTCTGTTGGATCCCTGGTAGATTCCGTGCGCTCGGCACTGCCGGCCGGAACCAGCCCCATCACCAAAGCAGGAGCCAGGCGCATCGTGGATGCCTGGCTACAGGATCACAGCCCTGCACCAGTCCGCGGTACTACGGTAACGCTGTCCGACTATCTGCGGTCGTTCTGGGATCCAGATGGCCAGTATGCCAGCAGCCTGCGGGCCCGTGGACGGTCGATCAGTTTGGAATACCTTGCAAACAACCGCCGCAACATTACCAATTACGTAACTCCATGGATACGGATGCATCACCAGGATCTGGCTTTGCGCGATGTGCAAGCGCATCACATCGAGGCGCTCATCATGGATGTGCGATCACAGAACGCCAAGGCCGGCAACCGGAGCGGCGCGCAACGCGATACCGGCAAGCTGCTGTCCCATCGTACCGTCAATGCCATACGGCAGTCTGTAACCGTTGCACTGGCAGAAGCTGCCAGACTCGGGATGCTTAAAGATAACCCATCCGGCAGAGCCCCGAAACTGGCCGAAAATGCCACAGCCCGAGGCGTGCTCACGTTGGCAGAGGCTCGGGCCGTGCTGTCAGCCCCCTGGGCAGATACGCGGGCACATGCCGCCAGCCTGCTGGCAGCAACCACCGGCATGCGGCTCGGCGAGGTCCGCGCGCTTACAGTGGATGCCATCCATGATACCGAAATCGAGGTACTGCAAAGCTGGTCGGACCTGGAAGGCGGCAAGGATCCCAAATGGCGCAGCCTCCGGACAATCCCTGTTCCTGCCCATGTTGTGGCCGTCCTGCGCAAAGTGGCAGAAGGTAACCCGTGGGGTTCCGGCTTTGTATTCTGCAGCCACCGCCGCCGGGCCAATCCCGTTGACAAGGCCACCCTGCAAAAGGGGCTTAAAAACGCGCTGTTGGCTATCGGGATCCCGGGAGACAGCGGCATAACCTTTCACAGCTGGCGGCACTTCTACAACAGCCAGATGCGTGACCGGCTCCCGGATCACGCGCTACGGCAACTGACCGGCCATCGCTCGGCCGCGATGACCGAACAGTACAGCCACATTACCCAGGAGAGCCGGGCGGCGGCGGCTGATCTGGCATCGAGAATTCTTCTGGAGGCTGGTCAGTCGTAGGTTCATCATCCTTGACTGGTATCTGGAGCTGCGAAGGAGCATCGGAAAATCTGCCGTATGCATCCAGATCGATTCTCACTGCTTGTTGCGCCTGACAGGATGGTCATAGTCATCAAACATCCATTCGATGATTTTATCTGATTCTGGATCAAGCAGCTTCTGGGATATCATGCGAGTCTTTTCGAAGTAATACAACGCTTGGATGTATCTCAAAATTTTCCGCACATAGCCGATCAATGCAAAAAAGCTAATAATTATTATTAAGCTTATTACCCAGCCAATCAAGTCAATCATACTGCCCCTTTTTCTTTAACAGGTCTAGCTGCCGCACATGCTTGACAATATTTGTGCTTGCCCTTGTTGAAAGCATGGCATTTATTGCAAACCCACGAATCAATGACAGTAACCGTTCCGAATTCATCAAATTCAATTTTAGTAAAACATCCGCTTGTTGGATCATATAGCCCCGCATCAATAAGCTTTGCCTGTTCATATTTGCATAAAAGCGCTGTGGTTTTTGCAATTTTACCCAGCCTTGTTGTAATCAAAAAAAACGAAATCAAAACAACCAAGCCGATAACTGCATAAATAATATCAAAAACAAGATCCATGTGTAAAACCTCCATCCAAATATTGAATTATCATAAATCGAATCGCAGGATTTTACCATCTATTTTGACAGCGCTCACAGCCGCACCCGCCCAGGAGCATTGATGACAGAGCATCCGCGCCACGGCTGGAGCGGGCTCAGGAGACGGCTGAATTTCTGGCTTGGGTAGGCATCCCTTCATCTTGCGCATTTTCTGCTGGCAAGATAGTTATTTCGTATTTTGCCAGCCCGATACGAACTAAGTACCCTACAAATGACGATTCAGGCTCATGAGAGTGGGCTCCTGCGAGTCTTGCCTTATCGCATCGGATGCGGATTTCATCATTCATCCTTACCCTAACGATAACAGCTTTATCTGATTCGTCTTTCCTTTTAGGCATAACGCGCCTCCTGTGTGTTCAATTATATCAATTCAATCGACAAATAAAAGAAAAACTTTATTTTATGTCTTGACACATCACAAGTGTGACCTAATAATGGCAGTTATGGAACAGAAACACCAGTACATGGGAATTAAGCTCCCGCGGGACGTAAAGTTACAGATCCGGCTGATAGCTGCGAAGAACGAGATCAGCATTGCCGAGATGAGCCTGCGGCTTCTTGAGTCCGGATTGGACGCATACTTGAAGCTGCACGAATCTGTCCAGGCCAGAGAACTCCAGGCATACATGGAGCGCCAACCATGAAGCCAGCGCCATTCCGCGTATCCATCGAAGCGTTTGGCCACATGTACACCGAGTACCAGAACATGTCCCGCAAGGACAAAAAAACGGAAATTTATGACTGGACTACGGTACTCACGGCTAGGTTCACCCGGCTTGGCCTCCCGGTTGACCTGGTCGGGCTGCTGCGGTTCTTTCCGACCTTTGGCCAGACCATCGACCGTAACCGGCAAGTGCTGGACCTCTACGAAGAAGAGGCGTTGGTAAGGAGATTTGCATGAGTGATCTGGCTTTTGTTGGCGGCGACATTGCCAGCGTATTGCAGCAGGCCGTAGACACCAACAACCAGTTGATGGCTGTCATTTCCAGGATGAGAGCACCGGCAGAATTGGGCATGGCTGTCATGGATGATGGCGAATGCTATACCTTCGCCGAAGCAGCCAAACTTTTGTCCCCGAAGCTCAAGGAACTTACCGGCGCAGAGATAGGGCAGAACAGGCTGTTTGATACCCTGCGCACCTTAGGCATCCTTCAGGCGTCCGAGTCCCACCGCAACGAGCCGTACCAGCAGTACACCCACCATTTCAAGCTGGTTTTGAAGCACAACGAACATGTGGGGATGAAGCTGGTCCCCCTGTTCACCGGCAAGGGCTTGGCATGGATCCTTCCGAAGCTCGTGGAGTACTACCGATGAACGACCTGGCCAGCATAGCAACCCAAATAAACACGCTGCACCGGATCATAGAAGACTCCCTGCGGCAATCTGTCCAGGACGCCATCAGGGTTGGCCGCCTGCTGTCGGAAATGAAAGACAATCTCAAGCATGGGGATTTTCTGCCCTGGGTGAAGCTGAACTGCCGCTTTTCCGAACGCACAGCGTACAACTACATAGCTCTTCACCAGCACCAGAACAAAATTGCAACAGTTGCAAATTTGCAGGAAGCCTACCGCCAGATAGAGACCATCGAAGCCCAGGAGAAGCAGACCGAAGCGCAGCAGGCAAGACAGCGGGTGGACACGTTCAACAAGACAGGCCAGAAGCCCGAAGGCTGGCGCCGCGGCACTGATGACAAGCTTGCCGAGGAAGAAAAAGCCCAGGCCGAGAAGGTAAAGCAGATCAAAAGGGAGATCGAGCAGGAAACAGCAACTAGAGAAAAACCAGAGCCTTATTCTTGGGACGGTCACACTGGGAAGCCAAGCCAAGCCCTGCGCCATGACATTGAGCAGATGACCAAACAGATAGCAGCCCGGCAGGATTTCAAGGAGCGAATCAGGGTCAGCCACGAAGGCAAAGACGATCCGTTTGTAGACGCCATCATGGATTACCTGGACGGCCTGCCAGATGACAGCCGCCGCATCGAGGCATGCTACAACGTGATCAAGGTTTGCAAGGGCATTGCCAACCAGCTGCAGCGGGGTACGCCATGACCACCGACTACCCAGGCAGCTACGACCGCCGCGACACTATCCAGAATGAGATAATGGCCGCCACCGGCCGGGCCTGCTGCGTAACCATCCAGCAGGCCGCCACCAGGATCGGAGTCATTTCGCCCGAGATGCTTTACCGGCTGGCCAGGGAACACCGGATCCCGGTGGTACGCATCGGCAAGCGTGTCCTAGTTGACGAATCAGACATCCCCGGGATCATCGCCAGCTTTAAAAGACAACCAAAGGAGACCAGATGAACGCCAAACAAGCCAAGTACGCCCGCATAGGATCGGACCAGTTTGTCCGGTCGCATTTGTTGCCACAGGCCGCCGCGTTGTTTGCTGCCAGCCGCAAGCGCTGGTATCTGCGCCTGCTTGGCATCATCCTGCCCGGGCTGCGCCGCCGCTTCGACGCCATAGCCATGAACAAGCTTTGCGACAGGCTGTATGGCAGGGTCTGCAACATCGAGCGGTACGCCAAGCTGTACCAGCTGACAAAAAACCACTACACGAAGGCGGTTGATCCAGCCGCCACCAGGGCAGAGACAAGGCATAGCCAGCCCCGGACAGCAAAGGAGCCCCGGACATGATCGTATCAAGGCCAGCGACAGAGTTTGAACCACTGCCATCCGGGCTTGTCTCGGCCATCTGCATCAACTACTTCGACGTAGGGCTGCAGCCAGGCTTTCAGAACAAACCCCAGCACAAAGTGGTTATCATGTGGGAGCTGGAATCCCGCCGGTCTGACGGCACCCGGTTTATCGCCACCAAGAAGTACACCGCCAGCCTGTCCGACAAAGCCACCCTGACGGCCGACCTTCAGAGCTGGCGCGGCCGGGCCTTCACCCCGGAGCAGCTGGACGGCTTTGACCTGGACAACATCCTTGGCAAGCCCTGCCAGCTAAACATGGTCCAGATCGTCAAAGGCAACGGTGATCCCTTTGTAGAGATCGCGGCCGTACTGCCACCACCGAAGAACTGGACGGCATTCCCGACCGAGACCGAACCGGGCTACGTACCCGAATGGATCCTCACCATGCTCAACAACCAGCTGCCACCGCCCAACCCGGCACGGGACGGCATGGCAGCATATTCCCAGGCCAGCGGGACAGCATACGATGCAACCATCTTCTGACACGTTGTACGATGACATCCAGGCCATCCGGCAGACCATCGCGCAACGGTCTGGCGCTCGCCGGCACAACAAGTATGGGGTGGCTGCCCCGGCAGCCCGGACCATAGACGGCATCGTGTTTGACAGCAAGGCCGAGGCTGCCCGCTGGTGCGTACTGCGGGCCATGGAGCGGGCCGGGAAGATCATAGACCTTGAGCGGCAAGTCCCGTACGTGCTGGTCAAGCCGTATGTTCGCAAGGACGGGACCAGGTGTTCCGGGGTGAGGTACATTGCCGACTTCCGCTACCTGGAGGCCGGTACAAACAGGATATGGGTAGAGGATGTGAAGGGCCGGGCGACAGACACCTACAAGGTCAAGCGGGCTATGCTCGAGTGGCTTTACCCGGACATGCATTTTAGGGAGGTTCAGGCATGGGAGAAATAAGGAACGCTCAGTCCGGGGCAGCGCATGCTGCATTCAAATCGCAGTCCGGGGCAGAAACCGAGGCCAGCCGATGAAAAACCCCTGGGTAAAGCTCTGGCGCAACGTTCTCAATGATGAGAAGGTCAGCTTCATCATCCGCCGCTACGGACACGACTGCTTAACCTTTTGGATCGGCCTGCTCACCAAGTGCGAGGACGGCACGCTGGAGATGGACGAAGAAATATTTGCCGACCTGTGTCTGCTCGAGACCAAGCGCTACGAAGAGATACGCGGCGTATTCATCAAGCGCGGCCTGGTCGAGCTGGACGACAACGGACTTATGGTGGTCTGCAACTGGGACGAATACCAGGTTGGCGAGTCAACCAAACGAGTCCGCCGGTTCCGTGACATTCACCGTAACGCCGATGAAACGCCATGTAACGCCGATGAAACGCAAATGGAACGGTCAGAGGGAGAGGGAGAATTAGAAGGAGAATTAGAAGGAGAGGGGAGAAACGCCCCGCCCGCCACCGTTACCGAAACGATCCAAGAAGAAACGCAGCTCGCTGCCCAAGGTGGAAATATTTCCACCTTGGCATGTACTCCGGAGGCCATCGTCAATGACTGGTATCAAGCCCTGTCAGACCTCACGGGCGCACACGTAGCCCCACCGCCCAAGTCCACCACCTATGCCACCACCATTGTTCGAGTAGCTGAGACCATGGATGCAGCCAGGAAGCTCAGGGCAGAGTATTTTGCTAATTGGCGTGACCTGTGGTTTGCCACCGCCAGATGTGACCGCAACACCCCTGCAGCCCGTCGTGCCCCAGACTTTGACTTCCGGGCCTACTGCCTAAACATCGCCACCATGGCCGCCCGCCTGTCAGCCAAAGCCCCAGCCCCGCCGCCACCCAGGCAAGCCACAGAGCCGCCACCAACCCCAGAAGAACGCGCCGCCGCAGCATCCGCCTTTTCCGCCGCCTGCAAAGCCACATCCTTTGCCAGAGAACTGGAGACCGTATGATGTTAACCCTGGTTGAAGACGAGACAGAAAAGACGGACGCTCAACTTTCAGGTATAGCCATGACCAAACCGAAGAGCTACCGCATGAAGATGCACGAGATCAATCGGGCACCTGACTGCATGCAGGCGTATCCAGCCGACAAGATGGACGACTGGCTTGATTACCTTGACGTCACAATCAACGGCTACAAGTTCAGCCAGCAGGGGGACGCAAAGCTGATCGACGCACTGAAAGCCGAGAACGCACGGCTCAGGGAGGCGCTCAAGGATGCTAATCATTACCACCACGACGATGAAGACAGGGTGGTGGAAGCGATCCTGGGCACGCTATGAACCAGCCAGAGCTTGACCTCACAATAGACCAAGGCGATGTACCAGACGAACCATTCAAAGACTGGCTAACTGAATGTATAGAAAATGATACATTTGAAGGCTGGAACAAGATAATGCAGGCGTTTGAAGATGCAGACAAAGCATACCCAGTAGAAACCATGCCACTGCCAATGCCGCGCTGTTACGTGTACTTACGCCAGATACAGCCCGACGTTTGGCTATGGGGTGCTACCTGGTACAAGTCTAACAGTGGCGGCGGCGGATTCGCTCCTCTACGCAAGTGGGGGAAAGGATTCGCGGCAACAACAAAGGCGGCTGCGATAGATGCAGCCAGGCTATATGTTGCCGAAAAATTGAAAGGGATGGGATGATGCAGCTTGATTTGTTCGCACCGCCGCGCAGGGGCGATAAGTCCGGGCACTTGTTCGATGTCGAGGTGGACGGCTGGATGTGGCGGGCTATGTACCGTGCTCCTGGAGAATGGGACGCTTATTCCGAGCGGATGGTTTTATACCGTGGCAAGATCCACGAGGATGGAACCTATAAGGGTATTAGCGGGTGTCACATGGCTAACATGCCTTACAGCTATCTGAATGATGAAGTGATATCAAACATCAGGCTATGCTGCGCCTACATCGATGCAGGGAAGACCGATTACGGAACCGCTGTTCTTGAAGATGCCCTTGATACGGCAAACGCAATAACCATGGGGGAACAATGAAAGTCCGCGCCTGCCCAAGCCCAGACATGCCCAAGCATCTAGTGATCACAGCCCCATGGTTTCAGTACAAATCTCCAGAGACGTACAAGAAAGATCCAGCCGAAAGAAAGCGCAAGGCCAAAGCATGAAGCGATTCATCTGCCTGGCTCCCGGGTGCTACAACATGGTGGATGAACCGCGGAGCTTCTGCGCCACACACAAAGAACAAGGCTTTGAGTACGAAGCAATGCGCAAAGCCAGCAACGCTGCCCGCTGGGAGCGTGGGGGCGGCGACGCCTACCGGTGGGTGTACAAGGATCCACGCTGGCCCAAATGCCGCAGGGACCGTCTGGCCTTGGAGCCGCTCTGCAGGGCCTGCGGAGCACGCGCCACGGACGTTGATCATATCATCCCACACAAAGGCCGGGCAGAGTACGCATTCAACCAGGACAATCTGCAAAGCTTGTGTCACGAATGCCACAAAGCCAAGACCAGGCAGGAGCGTGGCCAATAATGCCGAACCCCTACCCGGTTTCTCAAAAAAAGAGGCTCCGAATGCATAACCCCAAACGTAACTT